CACAACACCGTTGAGAGCAGTCCAGAACTCATCACACAGTTGGTTTGCCAGCAGAATACGTGGGGCGACCACTACAATAGTCTGTGGCGTGGTGGCAGCGAGCAAACGACGCTCAGTGTCCTTGATCATGACGAGGGTCTTGCCACCACCTGTGGGGACAATGACCTGACCATAAGCATTGTTCTCAAGAGCAGCAAGTGCTCGCTGCTGGTGAGGACGGAGGGTGAGCATGAATGCCTTGCTGACTACCCTATTATTATAGCAGAAAACCGCCCTTGTGGAGCGGTCTAGTCCAGTTACTCAAGTGGTTCTGGTTCTGGTTCTCGTAATCCAGTTGTACCGTCATTACCTCCAGCATATCCGCCATTAGTAAATATAACGTATTGAATGAAATAATCGTCATCATCTCCACGTGAGTTGGGAAAGTTATCTCTACAAAATTCTCTTGCCGACTCTTCAGTAGTAAATTCTACAAATGTGAACTCATTGTACAATAGTTTGTCAAAAATTACTGGGTTCTCCGACTGCATATTCAAATAATATGCTGAATAGATAGCATTTGCTTTAGTATCATCATCTACATTGTCAGGACCAACAGTTCTCAACAATACAATAGTTGTTTGTAATGCTTCAGTGTAGTGGTACATCCACTGCATAAAGTTCTTAGATGTAACGTACATATCAACCTCCAGTAATATTCAAGTTATTTAAGTCTACATTAGCTAGACCATGATTTAAATTATACTTCTTAATCTTATCCCAGATCTGAGTTGTAACTGGAATACCACCATTATTAATCTTTTCTTTCTCGATTAATGCTGCTTCTTCTACATTACCATATATTGATTCTACAGCAAATTTACCAGTGCCTTCTACAGATTTTTTAAATTGATTACTAGTTGATAGATATTCAACAGAATGCTCTGGATCAGAAGAATGATATTCATGTGGTGTTAATGGCCATTTAAATCCAGCATCCCAAACCAAATACTCTAAAAGATCCTCAAAATCATTAGGTGATTTAATATTATCACGTAGATAAGTTCTATACTGTTTCCACAATTCAATTTCACCTTCAAATATTTCTGTAGCATCTGCTAGTTGAGTCCAATCACTCTTTTGTAAGAGAGTTGCTTTAACTTTTTGACGGGCAGCGTCAAGAGTAATTGTATATTCTGTACTCTTGGCGAGATCAATAATTTCACGTGATCTTTCTATTTCTCCATCAACACGCTGAACTTCAATAGCAGCTTTCACGATATTAAACAATTCGGTAATTTGTGCTGTAGACAGTTCACCATAATTATATCGTATATATTTGGATGTTTTGTTAGAGAAATCGAATTTAAGTTTTTCTTTATCCAGAATATATTCACCATCCTCATAAATCGAGAAGTCAATGATTCTATCATTATCATTAGACCACTCATCTGGGATACCAGCTAACAAATTTTTATTTACTTCATCACTAAGTTGAGAAGCATGATAGGAATATTCACCATCAGAATCTTTAACTCTAACTACAATTAGTCTACTAAGGGCATTCCACTCCAGAATTGGCTTACGCTTTTCTGGAGGAGTAATAGACTCAAATTGAAAATCGTCTGGATTGAACGCCATTTCTATAAGAATACTTTTTTTCGTATTACTATTTAGTATGCCTTAATCAACCATTTAGCCCATAGATATGGGGAAACCATTACTACAGGATCTTGTGGTGCTAAAGATGGTTCTGGTACTAATTGTTTTGTTTGGGACAATGTAAATGTACCAGGCAAAACTTGAACACCAAGATCAACAATACTACTAAAAGGTAGATCTACTACATTTTGTTTGAATTTAACATCAGCAGCAGCAAGATCATCACTTACATTGCCACCAGTTTCATTATTACCGAAACCATAGATATCTTGATCAGGTGGTTCAGATAAAGAAATATAGTGGTTATGTGCTAATTTATCTGTAGGTGAAAATGATTTAACAGTAGTAAATTTTACTGGAATATCAATAGCAGAAATCCATTTATATGCTGGATTAACACCACCAATTGATGATACTTGTGCTCCAGGCCATGGAGAACTATTCAATCCAATATAATCATCAATTTCATTAGCATCTGATGTACCTGGATCTAATTCATCTTGCTTCCATACTGGTGGATCCGCTTCTTCGATTTCTTTCACACCCTGGTATCCAGAACTATCATCTTGATCCTCATCTTCATCCTCATCACCACTCCACCATGAAACGTTATTAGATGGACACCAGTGAGATTTTGGTAGATAAGCTTCAGGAATAGTTGGATTCGGACTAGCATACATATATCCCCACAGATTAAACTGTTTGGTTTGTGTTCTATTATATCCAGCTTCATCATCTTTAGGATCATTCTCGTTAGATTTTACGGCAGTCCTATATCCACCTTCTTGACCCCAGTTTACCATACCTTTAACAGCAGCTTGATCTGGTTCCCCAGTAACTAACTCATGAAAATGTAGTGGAGTATCATAAATTTTTGCTTTTTTAAGTCCAACTTTACAAATAGTATCTCCAGTAACAATAAATTCAATTAATCCTGAAACATCACTATAACCAGTAGTTTGTACCTGAGCAATACCAAAGAAATTAGATTCTGTAGGTTGTAATCCCTCAGCAGGAGTATTTACTTGTTCCAGTTCTGCTACACCAGGATCACCAATAGTATCAACAAACCATCTACCACCTGTTGCTCCAGGTTCACCATTTCCAGGTGCTCCAGGTTGTTTTGAAGGTGAAAATGATGGTACTAATCCAGGAGAAGACAACTGATTACCATCAACAACACCTGTACCTTTAACATATCTATTCCTAAAATCTGGCAGTCTAAATTCAGTTTTAGCATCACCAGCTTCTTTTAATGGATTGCCAAGATAGTCATAAATTGTCGTTTCAAATACACCACCTACTGCTTGTTCTCCATATTTATTTTTAATAGTAGCATACAATAATGGATATTTTTCTGGATCAGTATAACTACCATCACAGTATATGAAACCAGGGAATCTAGAAGTGACACTACCCTCAAGATCTCCCCAATTATCTGATTCTGTCGCGTCTTGTAGGACAGGAATAATAGCTCCGATAGGCAATCCATCAAACTTAGTATCAAACCTAATTTGAGCGCCAGCATTAGGACCAGCAACAATATATTTTATAGGTTGGATAGAACTATACCATTGACTGAGAATAGGATCTTGAATAGAAGCAGGAGTTTGTACAGTAAAACTTGTAGTGTAATTACCTAAATTGATTTGTCCTGTTACAGTAAATCCAGGGACAGCAGAAGATAATAATCTTACATTGAAGAAATCATTATTTGTTACAAATGTTGGTGTACTAACAGTAGATGGAGACCATGATCCAGTGCCATTTTTTCTAACTTCTAATCCATTTGTTGTGATTAATGGTAAACTAATACCATTACCTAATCCAGTGACAGATACCGTTTCATCTGCTTCTGTATCTACATTGGGACCTGAAGCGAGTTTAGTAGCGAAAGTAAATGCTGATGGATTAGATACAAACGAACCAGCAATACCAACTCTCCAATCAGTTTCGTAAACAGGATAATCACCATCTCCTTTAACTAACCCAAGAGGAGATCTACTAGTGTCTAATGTATCAAGAATACCACCAACTCTAGTATCAAAATGTCTTTGCTCTCCAATAACATCAGTTGTTAAATAAAATAATTTGACTAAATCATCTGGTTGTACAGTGACAATTGATTTACGATTGCCACTTGTATCATACTGAGCAACACCATTAATATAAAGGATTGGCAATAACGCTGTCGATGTGTTTTCAGGACTATCTCCTGGATTAGGTAATATTTGGAAATTAGTAGGACTCTCAATACCTTCAATGTAATTACTATTGCTCCAAATATCCTCAACCAAATCTCTATTCAATTTGTCGAGCCATGTAAATGAATCTGGTTCTGTATCTAATTGTGATAAAGTTTTAATAGACCACGTACTCGACGAAGTTGATCCAATACCTACAGTAACATTTACTGTAGTTGTAGTTTCATAATCATCAGCTGAAGTAACTCTCAATTGTAAATCTTCATTATTATCAATTTCTTGTCCACTATCACCAGCATACCAAGAACTCCAAGCTCCGCCAGGTGGTCTAACTCTAAACTCAGCATTATTATCAACTGAAACAGTAACAGGAACATTAATACCAGTAATAGTTTCAAATTCGCTCTCAACTAGAGCATTTTTATCACAAGGATCTACAGTAGCAAAATTATAAAAATTTGGAGTTCTATCTGGTTTGGCACCAGTACCTATAACCCATTCTGCTTCACCAGCACCAACATCAATTTTGACCGTATAGTTTGTTTGATATTGTACTCCAGTAGTTCCCTCTAACTGAAGATATTTGTTGTTGGTAATATCTGTAGCACCCCAAGCACCACAATCATTTCCACTCAACGAATTACAAACTCTTGCTCTAGCATTAAATCCAGGATTTGATAGTGAAATATTAACCTGTCCTGTGATACCAGTGATTAAAGCACGATTTGAGTACACAGTTTCATTAATATCCAGACCTTCAACATTATCAAAATCAAATGGTTCTGGTGTTATATCTTGTGGAGGATATTCAACATAGATAATACCATCTTGTCCAGGAGCAGCACCCAATCCATCAAAACTAGATATTAATAGTGTTGAATCACCATTATTGTAGTAAGCACCACCATGACCACCGCCAAGAGCATCTAAGTCAATATTAGTATACTGATCAGGATTTGATACTAATCCACCACCATTGCCATCATAACCACCACCACCGCCGCCAGCGCCGCCACCTTGTCCACTAGGTTTTTCTCCATTATCACCAACTAAATTAAGGTTTACCGTAGTTGTTTTTATAGTGCCATGATATGTTGTGTCATTACCAAAAGATCCAGATCCCAATACTGGGGGTCTAGTATCATTACCAGCACCAGCACCACCACCACCGCCACCAGAAAGAGCGATTAATGTTGCTCCACCAGGAGCATTTGAAGCCATATAGATGCCACTAGCACCACCGCCGCCGCCACCACCACCAGAGCGATCACCATTTCCAGCGTCACCACCATCACCACCAGTAGCATAACCAGCACCGCCATCACCACCGCCACCACCAGCTAAAGCAAAATTAGTACCATCTTCACCTTTCAATCCAACAAAAACTTGCATTACACCTGAAGGAGTTTCTCCATCTGATTGAAGTGGGAATTCATTAATATTTTTCTGTACTCTAACTCTCACTAAGTTACCAGCACCACCACCAGAACCAAAACTATTTGGAGCATCATCTCCACCTCTACCACCACCAGCACCAATTAGGGTGACAGTAAAATCCTCTAAAGCATAATAAGGAACTTGAATTGTTGAAGAAGTACCAGATACTGTTGGATCAGATATTAGATTTCCATAAGGACCATCAGAATTAGATTGTCTATTATAAATCGTAAACGTATCAGTTACAGATTGTCCATCTCTACCAATTGTAAATGGAATTTGCTTAACAGCACCTGATCCAGTAGCAGAGTAACCTCTAATATAAAGAATCTCGTCAGTTGGTTCAATAGTAATATTACTATTCCACGATGCCCCATCAACACTTAAGTCAACTCCTGATACAGCAGTGTTAGCAAAAGTAAATACGTCAAGACCATCAAGTTTAACTTGAGCAATATACTCATTATTGCTTTCTGCTAAGAAAACAGGTTTAGCATGGAATGGATATGGAATAACTCTTCTACTCCTAGTATTAAGAGTCATTGTAGTTGTCTCGTTAGGATACAACTTAGCAGGACCATTCGTTGGGTTACCAATAGTAGGATGCCCTTGTGGTGGTCCTAAAATTGTTACTTTAGCAACTGACGCCTGATTACCACTAGCACCATAAACTGTATTAGCATTTAATTTTAAATTAATAGTATCACCATTTCTTACTGATACCTCAGCTGTACTCCAAGCACCAGTATTATTCTTCCTTACCTCACCAGGAGTACCATCAATAATTGCTTTAATATCAACAGTTTGACCATTTAGTAGAGCAACTAACTGTTGAGTTATACCAATATCAGATACATTTCTACCATAGTTATCAACGGGAGCTCCTAGGTTATTGTATGCACCCGAACTAAATTCTGTACCTAATCCAGAAATAGGGATATCACAAAAATACATGAACCCTGGTTCACATGATGCTACTGTTGTGTTAGATACAAATACTTTTTCATATTCTAAAAGTCTTATTTGAGCATTATTTGTAGATCCTTGTGGAGAAATAATCGTAATAACATCTCCAATTGAATAACCATATCCAGGATCATCAATGAAAACAAACTCAGGTACGTTAAAACTACTACCATTGCCGCCAGGACCTACGCTAACTAGCATACCAGATCCACTACCACCAGTAGTAGAAAATTTGTTAGTAAAATTAAATCCACCACCAACGTCAAGTATCTCTACTTTTATGCCATAGGTAAAAATTGGTGCTGCTTGAATATCATTTGGATATCTATCTACTTCTGTCCACAAATTCCATCGATCAATTTGATCACCTAATACCTGGGTTACTTGATAGTTTCCACTACCATAACTACCAGCACTAACGTTCTCGTAATTAACACCACCTCTCGAATAAGTATCTCCACCAACAGCATAAACTCTACACTGACCTGTTTTAGAATTTGTAAAATTAGCACCGTTTGGAATTCTGGCGTAAACATCATCACCAAGAACAACTCCAGTCAATGATGTTGAGTAACCACTACTAGGAGTAGATCCACCACCCTGTACTTTAGCTAGTGTAATGTCACCTGTTCTTGAAACTCGTAAGACAGCATCAGCATCAATGTTAGTGATATCTATTCTATGATAGTCATAACTTTGCCCACCATCAGAAATAGGAACCCGATCAACTTGATCAGTAAATTGTAACTCACTGAAAGGAATGTTTTGATCTTGTGCTCTAGTAGTAATATTCCATGTATCTCTAACTCTAGAACTATTAGTTAACCCAGCATTAACAAATGCTGTTGGCCAACCAGAATTGTAAGATGTTTCACCTACACTAAAATCAACAGCAATGGTGGTAATATACCAATTTGGAGTAGTAACTCTTAATTGAATTTTATCTCCTGGTTGTAATCCAGTACTTCCTGGAGAAGCAAGATTAGCAGTAACAGTAGTTCTCCATCCAGGAGATACTGCACTACCATTCCTAAAAATACAAAACTCTCCAACTATCGAGGTATTACTATTTTTTGGTCCATTAGCAATTGCCCTAACACAAGCAGGCACAGGAATTTCAGCACCATTAATATCAATTACATTGGAATAATATGTAGTGTTCTTCTGAAAAATACTATAATTAGTACCAACAGAATTAGTTGTTGGGTTAAATGCTCCTAGGTGTCCGTTTTGATCATTAAACGAGAATCCACCAATTTTTCCATCAGGAACTTTAGTAGAGAAAGTAATACCATTACCATCACCACCAACTTCATCAAATCCAGTACCAATTTGAACATCTACGCTTACACTAGTGTTCCAAGTACTAGGAGTTGGATATCTTACTCTTACTTTATCGCCGTTGCCGACAAATACTGGGTTATTGCTGAATGGCATTACTAGTCAAGCTGCTGATATTCCTATTTGTTATTTATGTCAGATGGTCTGACATTAACCCACGGACCATTGTTAATTCTGACTTGAATGGGTTTGTCTGCTGTGATTTCTTTTAGTTGACCATGTTCAGTATCAATTTCTAATCTACCAGACACATACATGTCATCTGGATCCAAATTATATAATGCTGGAAAAATATCGTTTTTATTTTTTTTCATAACGAATCCCAATAAGTATTAGCAATGAGTTGTACAACTGATTCTTCACCAGAAATATCATCACCTTTATTCAAATAACGATCAAGAGTAACCTTATCAACAACTTCATCTCCGTATGTAATATCATACATTTCAGACAATGCAATTTGTTGTGAGCGAAGAAGAATATGAATTCTCGATAAACCAGTTTTTTCTCTTTTACTAGCCATTATAATTCTCTAAGATAAACCCATGTACCATTATTTATCTGTACTTCAACATCTGGATTGTCAGTTTTAATCTCCACAGGAATTTCAATATCGTTGATAGTTTCAAGTTCTGTCACAGTAAATTCTTGAGGATTATTAACAATTTTGTCAATGTCGGGATATGGATCAATATTAGCTACATCGGAGTAATCAAAAGTTTCCTTAATTTTTGGTGCTCTAGTTCTAAAAGTTACATTAAATGTGTTCAAATTCCCAATAGTCACAGGAATAAGTTTATTATTAACTTTACCAAATTCCACATTACCCAGACCCGAAATATCAGTATTAAAATCTAAAGTCGTAGATCTCATATAAACAGATTGAGTATTAGTAAAATACGCAGGATTGGAAAAACTACCATTAGCACTAGGTCCAAAAGTAACATTACTTGAAGAAGTTACTACTTTAACTACCATATCAACATTAGCTAATGTCCCTAATAATTTTGTAGTGTTAGTTAGTGGTTCAAGATCCACAAACAGTGAAGCCCATCCAGTAGTAGGAGTATTATCATTTCTGGCTTCTACAGTAATTGGAGAAGTAGAACATCCACCGTTATTACATAATTCTAATGTATAAACGCGTTGAGAAGGACTACTAGATCCAGCAGTAGACTGAGGTAAATTGTTGATAGAATAACTACCACCAGTAGTATTCGTTAAAGTAATATCACCAGCGCCATTTAAAATTTTAGCACTAGTAATTGCTCCAATAGATGTACTGCTCCAATAGAATGTAGTAGAATATAATGGGGTTCCTCCCGAACTACTGTTTTGTGGATCTGGATCAGCATAGAAAGAAGAAATTGCAGGTGGTGGTGGAACTGAAAAACCTACCCACTGTGCTGCCAGTCCCCAAGGTCCACTACCAGTGTTTCTCGATGTCATCGAGATTGTATAGGTTCCAGGAGAAAAATATCCAGGTGTTTCTCTTAAACTCCAACCGTTATATCCACCAGCAGCAAATTGATACACACCATTAATATAAATTTCCCCCGAATCATCTACAGCAGTGTCAAATTGTTGTTTGCCATAATCATCAAAAGTAATAGACCAATAATATTGACGGACAGCGCCAGGACTATTATCAGTACCACCAACATTATAATTATTCATCTGGGTTGACCAAGCAGGCTCATAAAATTGAGGACCTTGGCTACCACTCGTAGTTACAGCTCTTGTATTCCAGCTAGTCATTATACTCTCTTAGGACTAAGGTTTTCTACACTTTTCCAATTACCATTATTAATTGAAATTTTTATATTACTATCAGAAGATCTAAATGGTCTCGGAATGTCAAGATTATCAACTGTTACTTCATTAGTAATCATTTCACTACTAGTTTGATTATTAATCAAATCAATATCAGGATGTGGATACTTACCTCCTACATTACCATAATTAAACGTTTCTTTAATTTTTGGGGCTTTTGTTTCAAATTCCACATTAAACGCTGCTTTTCCTCCAGGTTGAACGTTTAAAAAAATGCTATTAGTTTTTCCGTATTCATCAGTAGATGAAAGACCAGAGACATCTGTATTCCAATCCGCCGTCGTTGCTCTAATATAAACATTATTGTTTTTCGCGAAAGTATAAGAAACATCAAAATCACCTCCAATGTCAGTGCTGTATTGAGAAAATGTTACTCCATTAGTATCAGTCGTAATTATTGTAGGCATGTCAACACCATCTAGTGTGCCTATTTTTTTAATAACGGTAGTATTTGGTTCTAAACCTGTAAATTTTGTAGTCCATGTGTTACTGGGTTTGTTATCGTTCTTATGCTTGACAGTAATCTTCTTATCTACACATTGTCCATCTTTACCACCAATACACAATGTTAGCAACCATTTAGTCTTTCTGGGACTATTAGTGTCGGCATTTGTTTGACTTAAATTATCAATATCTATTGACGTTGTATTAGTAGTTTCAGTATAAGCTCTAGTTACAGCTTGTCCATCTATTTCTACTTTTTTATATCCAGCCCAATCATAATCTTTTCCACTCCACTCCAATGTATGACTGTACATGGGTGTGCCAAGTACACTGTATTGATTCTCGGGGTCTGATTTCCAGGTAGATATTTCTGGAGTAATTTCTTCCCATTCTACTTCTATCTCACCACTATCATCAGTAGACTCATCACTTTTTTTTGAAAGGTAGGTATTACTATATTTGGATCCGCCACCCTCTCCACCTTTAGATCTTTGACTACAAAAATTATCGTCAGAACCACCAATACCACCGTCACCACCACTAGCACCGCCTCCGCCGCCGCCGCCGCCTCCACCATCATTAGGATCTCCATTACATTTATCTTGTGTTTGACCAGCGCCACCACTACTAACGCTGATAGAGTTATCAGCACTAAAAGAAGGAGCATTTTTACCATCATCACCAGGACGGTTTCTAGATGCTCCGCCAGCACCGCCGCCACCACCAGCACAAACAATGATTCTAGAACTAGTATCTGGATCTGAATATTTAACTACAGTGGCACCACCTCCACCGCCTCCACCACCAGAATAAGGATAAGGAGCAGTGTCACCACCTTTTCCACCAGGAGCTTGTCCACTATCTCCAGCACTTCCACCACCACTACCAGTTTTCTCATCTTCTCCATCGCCACCTTTTTTTCCCAGCCAAACTTCTAGTTTGAACCCTTTAAAATCATAAGCAGATTTGAACTCAAATTTACCCTTTCTACCTGTTCCACCATCTCCACCTTCATCATCACTATCAGAACCACCACCACCGCCTCTAGCAGCCCGAACGTCCATTGTAATGTCACGGGCATTAGACGGAATATCTAAAGTTTGCTTACCAGTACCATTACTGTCAGCACTTTTGCTCCAACTTTTATCTGCTTTCGACATTATTTTTGCCTAACGTACTGCCACGTACCATTATTTATCTGTATCTGTATATTTGGATCACTTGATTTTATCTCTGTACTAATCTCACCAGAACCAAGATCAGAATTAATTTTACTTCTAGATATTTCAATATCATCAGCTGTTACAAGGTTAGTTATCATATGAGACTGAGGTGTATTTTCAATTAAATCAATATCTTGATACGGATATTTTCCTTCTACATTACCAAAGTCAAAATTTTCATCAATTACTGGTCGTGCTACCTGAACTGTCACATTAAAATTTTGACTGCCCAAATAAATTGTAACTGTTTTAGAAGCAATGTTACCTGTTGTTGAAGAGGTCCTACCAGTAATATCTACCTCATAATACGGAGTAGGTATTGTTAAAATAATAGGGTCGCCATTATTAAATTTTTTGGGATTACTACTACTAAAAGTATTTGTACCTAAAGCACACCCACTACTATTAACATAACCCCACACTGGCATATCAACACCAGATACATTTCCTATGTTTATTTTTACTGTTTCTTGAGAAGGTTGATTAATAAACGTTTTAGTAATATAGCTATTTGAGGTTTGAGGAGTCCAGTCATTTTTTACATAAACAAATACTTGTTGAGAAACAAAATTACCGCCGTAACCATAAGCCACTACATTATAGAATTTACTAGCAGGAGTATTACTATTAGTAGACTGTAATCCTGTGGATATATTACAATTTCCGCTGCCGCCATTACTATCATTACAAATAGTAGAACCAGCTCTTCTAACCTGAACACTTTGAGCATTAGTAGTAGACCAGGCAATATTTACCACATCACTAGGGGCATTTTGAATTCCACCACTAGTTGTAGGATTTAAATTATATTGATTTGTGACTGTAATACTATTAATTACTGGATCTGCCCAATACCATGCCCATCCAACATATCCTTGACCGCCTGATCCTGAATCACCATCATCGTTATTACCTGCGCCTCCACCACCAAAAGCAGGAGCGTCAATTCCACCAGGGCAACCAGTACATCCAAAATTAGGATTATCACCTGACCAAGATACAGTCATACCTTGTCCAGCTTTATCGTTACCACATTTACTACATCCAGCAGCTGCTCCGCCATCTCTACCATCATCATCGTCCGAACCAGCAGATCCACTTGCCTGACCAGAATTACCAGTTCCTAATCCACCAGCACCTCCTCCACTGTTATCAGTTCCTGTATTACCACCTTCACCTAAAGCAATATTTTGACCATTATTTTTTCTTACATAAGAATCAGTGCCATCATTGCCACCTTTACCACTTGTTCTTCTAGGAGATTTATCTCCCTGTCTCCATAGAATATTAGAACCTGTAGAAATATTTTGGAGTCCAACAGCACGACCTGCTCCGCCGCCGCCGCCACCGTCTTTGTCTCCATCATCATCACGAAATCCACTACCACCAGCACCAACACATGCTGCTTTAATTTGATCAATGCCCGATTTATTCCACTGCCCGCTTGATCCGCCAGACCCTGTTTTTTGTACTATACCACCAAATACTGACATGTTAGATTTTGATAACGTATTCCATGAGAAGAAATGGAGGAGTAGCCTCATCCAATTTATAAATTTTTGATGTTGTAATAGTTACTGTAGTTTCTAGTCCCAAAGCATCAATAATAATTGGACCCTCGCCATCATCAATATTATATCTCATATCATTCTGTGCTTTAATTTCTGATACTGATGGAAAATCAATGAAATGATTATGTTTAACTACGGCGCTAGCATCTTGTGGAGGTTGAATTAAAACCAAATTATTGGAACCTTCATTAGTACCGTCATTTGATCCGAAAGCAGATCCATCCTGTTGATAAAATCCTGAATCTAGCCAATTACCTAGATAACTAAAGACACCAACTTTTGATTTATGTCCGTGTGCTTGATATCCTTGCTCCCCGATAAAGGCATTAAGAGTTGCTCCATCGGAAGCTAGTGTAGTAAAAAATGGGTTGCCGATAAATTCTTTATTAGTAGGTTTTTCAATTTCAAAACCACCACTATATGTAATTGTTTTTGTTGTTCCAACTAAAGAAACAATACTTACTTCAGCACCAACACGATATGTATCATTAGAATCTTCATTATTTACATTTTGATTTAAATATGAACCAGAAGAAGCACCAGCGGAAATATATTTTGACCCCAAATCTGGCAGTTGAAACTCAGTACTTGCCAAATCAGTTTCAGATTTTTTAAATTTAGATTGTTGACCAGTTCCCAATACACTTGCTAGGACAGGAAAATCACTCTGTTGTAGAACAGAACCATCACATCTAAGAAACCCAGCAGGAAGTAATGGTTTCCAATTACCTTGAGTAGGATCAGAACCTGCTGGTAATTTTTGAGGAAAAGGAATAATTGTTCCTGTGACCCCACCATATCTAGATTTTTCTCTTGTGTAGTAAACTGTCATTAGTATGCTCGGATTAAATTTGTAACAGAAAGAGATGCAACTCTTGTAGTAAATGTAATTTGTAAAGCGTCAGTAATATTCTCTGGTATCACAAGTGGTTGGCAATCAACATTAAATTGTTCTTCAATATCTAGCGCGCTACCATCATATTTTACAGGAAATGTTCCATCATGATCATGTTTTTCAATAATATCTTGAACACCAGCACCACCATTTGTATCATTTTTAAAATCACAAGCAGCATGATTAAACAACACTTCCATAGGACCATGAGTTTCAATATCATTAGTGCCGTCAAAATAATTTGGGACATTAATTATTTGTGCGCTATCAGAAAAAGGAATTCTATATCCTGGGAACATCTGACCAGTATTTTTTAGTGCCGCCAATTTTTGAGCGTCACTACCATTAGGATTTCCATTTCCAGAAATACTAGTAGTATTAGTGCCATCTGCTGATCTTAAATTTTTAACAGTATTAGTATTAAACCATGTTTTACCGATACCATGAGCCGCCTGAGCTGTTGCTCCAGGAATATATCCTTTAAGTGGCAATCCACCACCAACAACACCGATAGAATATCTACCAACACCAGCAGTAAATGGAGAAGTATTTAATGAATCAATCTCTCCATTACTTGGGTCCAATGAATCTCCAATAACAATACCACTACCACCTGCATCACAAGTTAATTGGAAGTTAACACCAGGAATAGGGCAGTTAATATCAAAAGCACCGAATACACTTTGCTCAGGTGGACATGGATTTCTTCTTTTAAATGCATCTACAAAAGTAAAATCTGGTGTTGACCATACTGTTACACCCAATCCAGGACGATCCGATGCATCATTATAATTAGTAGTTCTATAAGTTCCTTCATGATAATGCTGAGCTAAGTGTCCTCTTCCTAGTTTTCTCGGAATAATATAAACATCTTTAATGCCGAATCCTTTAATAATAGTTTGACCAGCAATTGTTCCTTCAAACAAAGAACTACCAGTTTGAGTAATAGTAATATCTAAATCATTTGCTGGTGAAGCTCCATCAGTAAATTTAGTACCAAGAACTTTTACAGTATCACCAGAGTTATATCCTTCACCTTTTGCTTTAATACCAACGCTAAAAGTACCATTAACATTAAGAACAACAGTTAATGCCAATCCTGTACCAACAACCAAACCTGAATTAGGATTTGATCCGTTTATAATATCACCTGTTGTAATAGTTTCTATAATTGTAGTGGTTGTAGTAGGAGGAGTACCAGTAAAATCTACACTTACAACAGTTCCTTGTGGGTCTGGAGTATATGTCAAATTAATATCTGTTCTGGCAGTTTGAACATTAGGAGGACTAAGATCTCCTGGTTCAAAACCACCAACAGAAGTACCCAAAAATTCATTAACTAAATTTAATGCTTCTGGATTATCAATTTCATTAGGAGGACCACTTGTTCCCGTATTAATAATTTGGTAAGTAAGATTTACATCATTTCCATTTGATTGTGTTCCTGCTGTATGTGTAGGACCAGAAGGACCTAGTTTACCAGATATAGCAATAGGATCTACTAGTGCTGTCGTATAATATCTACCTTGATATAAAACAATATCACCATTATAGACTGTTTTATCTGCTACCCAACTAACAGTATTTGCCCCAGCATATAGTCCAAAATACGATGAGGAAATATCAGCTAATGCTTTATCAGATGTAAGTGGCAATCTAAATGTTCCTGTATAATTAGGAAAAATTCCAGCAAAATTTTGACCACCATAAGTATCTCGTAAAACACGAGCTAATAGTGGATAATCATTAGCATTTAATTCTTGTGAATTACATAACAACCATCCATCAGGAATTTCTGACAGATCTCCTCCCCACGGTTGCATAGCACCAATGGGGAGTGCTTGTTGAGTTTTTACTACGTTGTATCCTGCCATGTCTAGTTAGATCTCCATTAGCCACCAACCAAGTGACGACGGAGGAGCACCTGTTGATGTGTTGTCGTAATTTGTATTTCCCAAGTAAATTAGTCCAAACGAAGCATGTGCTGTTTGTACTACCAGTTCACCACCATCATAATTTATAGAACTTAAATCAGGTGTGTTGCCATTTGTACCATCTCCCTGTACGGAAATTCCATTGGCAGCTCTCACTCTCAATGAGATGTTGTAGGTTAAGTTACCACCAACATCAACGATTCTAATCATATCACCCGTGGTTGGATTTTGTGGAAGTTTGATAGTAAGGTCAGCAGAAGGAGAAACGAAGTAGTTGACGTTAGACACAACATCGAATGTTGCTTCACCAGCACCAACAAACTTCCACTTTCTAGCACCACTTGGAGTGAAGAATCCATCTTGCTCGGCAAAGTTAATAGCACCACTTCTTACAATTTCAAAAATCTGCTCTTCTTCACGTTTTGCTACGTATAAGAATGTAATATTACCATTCAGTGAACTACCTGCTTCGTGAACTAATGGACTAGTGCCACTTAGAGGATTACTAGCAGGAACAGCAGAGACTTGATAAATGTTACTTGAGTAGTAAACATAGTCTCCAACATCATAAGGACTTTCTGCTTGCCACTCAGTTGCTGACTGATATGTATCATTAATTTTGTTAACAACAAAGTTACCACCATTAACTTTAAGTGTACCCTGAAGAGCACTCTCGCCATTACCATTAATATTAGCAACACCACTCAATGAAAGTGATCCAGTAGAATTATTAAGGATCATTCTGTCATTGAGAACATTATCACCAGTAACTTTAAGATTTCCACCTCTAAAGGTAGAGTTACCATTAGAAGCAAGAACTGTTAATCTATCACAATTAGGACCACCTGCTTTAAGATCTCCCTTGAAGCATAACGTACCATCAGCAGAGTCAACACTGAATGTAGTAGTTCCATCTCCATTGTTAGTTGATAGAATTTCAGATCCACTAGTAGTAGTACCATTTAAAGTAATAGACTTGTTAACGTCTACCGTACCAAGAATAGTTGTGTTACCACTAGTAGAGTCAACAACAAATTGCTCCACAGGACTAGTATCATTACCATCAGTAACAACCAATCTTTGTGGAGAAGTTGTATTGATAGCAGTAATTAAACCAAGTTCAGAATCAGTGAATCGTAAGATATCACCAACACCGACAGAACCAGAGAAGTCTCCAGTAGCAACATCAGCACCAGTAGTACCAGAAGCAACAGCTGGGAGTCCATTTACCTCCTCAATGAAACTTACATTTTCGGCAAGATTATATCTAACGATCGGAGTATTATCTGGGTGATCAGTTCTCAAGAACTTATAACCACTGTTAGTAACACCAGCTGGTAGTCCTGGAGGTGTTCCAGCAATAATGGTGCCATCACCATTACGCTCGTTCATAGCACGCTTAACTTTAACTCTAAGATCTTCACTACCAACACTATTCAGGTTAGTTAGTTCTTCAATAAGAACAAGTTCACTATACTCTTGTCCAATTGGAGCAGTACCTTGAGTTGATTCGCCACCAACTATTTGAACAATACTAATACCAATTGGTAGTGGGTTCATGAAAGACTTATTAAGAGTGATGTTAGATCCACTTAATGCCGATAGTTGAGCAACTTTGGTTCCATCAGCAAAGGTAACACCTTCTGTCTCAATTTCAATATAGTTGACATTGATATTAGCAGTGGAAGTATTGACCCATGTAGTATCACTACAACCAGTAAGTTGATTACCATTAGATGTAGCAGTACCAATAAACCTAGTAGGATCGGAGATTGCCAAACCAGAACGATCAATTAAAAGATAAGCACCTTCAACAAAAGCAGTAGTGTCAGAAGGAGCATCGAAGGTTAGATAGTATTCATCAACAACAGATCCAACTTTATAGTTAACATCACCCCAGAAAGCAGCACCGTCAGTATCAATTCTACGATCAATAATTTGTCTAGAGAAGAGGTCAACATTAGGATCATCAATATCACCTTGATCATGACTAGGAGCATTTGTACTAAACGATCCTCTAATAACTTCAAATTCGCCAGCGTTAAGACCACCAGATAAAGTAACGTCACCTTCACAACGTGTTGCTGACTTAACAATCAAACTATTGTTAACTGTAGTGAAACCACCCTCAGCACCGATGAATACTCTCGAAGCAGCAGAACCAATATACAACTTACTAGTTGTAATATCAAAGAGTTTAACTGTTTCGGCAAACGATCTTAGGAAACTTTCACCACTACCAATAGTTAACTTAGTACCAATAGTAACGTCACCGTCAAAGTGAGCAAATCTATTGTATACTTTGAGGATAGAACCATCAGTTAAATTAGTAGAGGTCTTATTATATGCTCCACCAACTTGTACAACAGATGCTCTTCCAGTATCTATAGAGAGATTAGAAATTACACCCAGATTGATAATAGATCTATAAGCAGTGTTCTTACTGTGTAAATTAAATGTACCTTCGTCAGCACCAGGACCGAACGAAATTACTTGCTTGCCAGCATTAGTACCAAAGTTAAATATCTGTGGATTTACTGATGTATCAGCAGCACTGACTGTGTTAGCAAAATTAATTGTATCAGCATTACTAGCAAAAGTTAACTGGGTTACATTACCTGATAGTAGACTGAAACTAGAAGATGTACTAGTTAGAGATCCACCATTGACTGCTAAGTTCTCTTCAAATAGAGCATTCTCAGTTAGTCTCATGTCACCAACAACTGTTAAGCTGTGGAACATATTACCAGCATCTACGTTAAGACCTAAGCGACCGCCAGTATAAATTCTGGGGTTGCCATCTGATTGTAAACCATTTGTTGTAGAAATTCTGAGGGTGGCAGTATTGTTTGGAGTTACAGAATCTCCACCAACCAAGAAAGCATTATCAACAGGTAAGAATGTTCTATCAACTAAAGATGAATGTAGTAAGTAATTGCTAGGATTAAGTTCTACACCACTAATGAAGGCAGTACCTACAACATCTAATGTTGCTCTAGGAGCAGTGGCAAGAGAAACAAATCCCTCTTCGTAGTCACTATGCTCAGTTCTAGCAAGTGTATTAATACCAAGAGCATACTTACCGTAGACTTCAGTATTAGTTCTTAATGCTTCAGCACCAAGGACTCCAAATTCTTTCCAATCATTAACTCCAGAAGAAACAATAACATCAGTTCCAGCAGAACCAATATCAGTAGGATCAGCAGGAGAAGTTGTGACAGTGAATGGGGCATTAACTTCAAACCATGTCGAGTCAGGATTAGGAGTTACGCCATCAGCTAGAGTGTCAATAGCAGTAACAACTCTCAGTCCATTTACATTATTGAATCTACCGTCTAGATTTTCAAACTTAACAACAGAACCGATTTCAATAGCATTTAAGGCAGCTGTTTGATTAGTTGTAAAGTTAAATCTAACTGTGCTACCACCCATAGCAATAACGTTATCAAGATTTAAGGTGATAGGATTGTAGAAGTTAGCAAAAATCCAACCAAGTGATCCAGTTTTACCAACCTCTCCACCTTTGAAAAGGATGTCTCCAGAAATAGGTCTTGCTTTAAGATTAGCAACAGGATTACCATTCTCCAAGACGGTTTGTGGACCGAAGAAGACTTTTTGACCAACACTGGTTAAAGTTTGGTGTGGTGTCTGATTAGTTGGGATATTAGATTGGTTAATATGTGTTCTGATGCTGTAGTCCTGACCAGATAGTAGTGTAGTACCACGTGGATTTAAACGGAAGATAGCAGAGAATACTTGGTTACGATGTAAAACAATGTTACCACCAGATTCAATAGTACTTCTACTGAACTGTCCACTGTCTAGCGTAATATCATGACCAAGGAATGTATCAGCGTTAGACTCAATAGTAAGAGCATTGTTCTCATCAGCATCAACGTTAATTGTTACTGGATTGTTGAATAAGGCATCACCGTCTACCGTAATTTCCTGCTCAAATACAACAGGTAGTTCAAAGGTAGTAACAAGACCGCCTACATCCTCATCATCATCTTCAGATGATAGAAGTTCTGCTCTCTCAAGGAACGTCTCTTCGCCTGTAATAGCATTGATCTTACGATTACCAATATAGAGGTCACCGTTAGAGTTTAGACCCGTGTAGAAGACAATACCGCCGTCTTCACGTTTTGCTTGGGCATAGAAGTCTTGAATGTCTGATAGAACAACTTCCTGACGAAGTGGGAAACCAGTTGAGTAGTTACCAGGACCGAATCCAAGATACTCAAATGT